GGCCGAGGGGCTGAACGAGGAGGATGCGATCCGCGCTGGCGATCGTGCGGTGCGTCTCTCGCAGGGTGCTGCCGGGACAAAGGATCTCGCCGCGGTGCAGCGCGACAACGAGCTGATGAAACTGCTGACCATGTATTACACGCCGTTCTCGGTGCTGTATGCGCGGATGCGGGATGTCGGTGCAACGACACGCAAGGTCAAGGACATGCCTCGGGCGGTGGCCCGTATGCTGGCGCTGGTCATCATGCCTGCGGTGCTTGGCGAACTACTTGCAGGTCGCGGGCCGGAGGAGGACGAGGACGGCATCTGGTGGGCGATCCGCAAGATGTTGCTTTATCCGTTGGCGTCGATCCCGATCTTGAAGGAGGGTGCCGGGGTCGTCGAGGCCTCCATGATAAACTTGACCGGCGAGGGCGAGATGAAGTACCAGCCGAGTTGGAGACTGTCTCCGGTGGCTGGATCGATCGAGCAGATTGGCCGGACGTTTATGAAAACCGCGGATGTCATGGCTGGCAATCGAGAGTTCAACGATGTGGCATGGGATCTGCTCGACACGAGCGGCTACATCCTTGGTTTGCCGACACGACAGATCAGGATCAGTGGCGAGTACACAATGGACGTTTTGAACGACGAGAGGAATCCAGAGAGTCCGCAGCAATTTATGTACGAGGTTCTTTATGGGCCTCCGAAGGAGTGATGTATGACCGTTTCATCGACGACAACCCGAGTCAGCTATTCCGGCAACGGAACCACTACCGCATTCGCGGTACCGTTCTACTTCCTCGCCAGCGGCGATCTCTTGGTGGTGCTGCGCTCATCCGCAGGCATCGAGACAACGCAGGTACTCGGCACCAACTACACGGTCACAGGCGCGGGAGTGGCCAGTGGCGGTACCGTCACGATGACGGCCGCCCCGGCAGCCGGCGTCACGCTGGTAATCAGCCGCAATGCTGCGCTCACGCAGACGACCGATCTTCTGCCGAACGACAGACTCCCGGCTGAGTCGATCGAGACCGCACTCGACAAGGCGACAATGCTTTCGCAACAGCTTGATGAAGTGGTTGATCGCTCTATTAAGTTTCCGCTGACAGACTCGACGTCTATCTCATCAACCCTGCCGGTTTCGTCTTCAAGAGCTGGCAAGTTTCTAAAGTTTAGTTCTACGGGCTCCGTAACGGTTGAAGCTGTTCCGACATTTGCGGTGAGCGTGACCGACTTCGGCGCGACTGGCAACGGCACAACTGACGATACCGTCGCCATCAACGCGGCGATTGCGGCAGTCGGAATAGACAGTTCTATCATTTTCCCCAAAGGCACTTACCTTGTTACCAGCACTTTGCAGATGCTGGACGGGCAAGCGTTTATTGGCGAGGGCGGTCAGCGAGCGGTAACGATCAAGAAAGGCGCAAACGGCGACTTGATTAACATGGTCACGCGTTGCCGCCTTGAAGACCTGAATTTGGATTGTGTTGGTGGCACCTACACCGGACGCGGTATCTACATCAGCGCAGGTGTATCGCAGGTCGTCAACGACGTTCGAGTTACGAACAACGTCACTCATGCTTTGCGCTGGGCTGATGACGTCGGCGCAGGATCGAAAATTACTAACTTTGAAGCTGACATGATTGCGGCTTCAGCAGATACGCCAGCCATCAAGTTTGGCGAAGACTATTTAAGCGGGGGATTGCCCCGTTTCTTGCAGAACATTTGGTTGTCTAATGCCACCATTGATTTCAGCAACTCAGGTAATGGATCGGTAATTGATTCGTTTTTTGGTCGCGGTTTTGTTACCGGCCCCGCGTATAACGCTTGCGGCCTCATCAAGATTTCCAACGGTCGTGTATCAGGCGCTGCTACGCAGGTTATTACGCTCTCGGATTCGGTGTTTTCCAACATCCAATTTGCTCGCCCTATGCAGTTTACGGACTGCCAAGGCATTAACATGGGCAACTGCCTGTATGGCGCCGGCATCACCATCGACAACGACGTTCGATTTTCTGCGTTTTACGATCAGATCAAAACCTTTAATCCGGTATGGAGTCAAAGCACTGGCACCGGGCCGGCTATTGGCAACGGCAGTTTGACGGGCGCATACACCTACAATGGATATACCACTTGGGTGCGTTATCGCTTGGTAGTCGGCAGCACCACGACGTTTGGTGATGGCAGCGGATTCTGGACGTTCTCGCTGCCGCCGCGTATTCCTAGCCAGACATTTGACCAGTATTTTTCAACTGCGTATATTTCGCAGAACTCAGACTTAAATATTTACCTCGGTCGCATCCAAGTGGGCGCGGGTCAAAGTTACTGCTCAATCGGATACGCAGGGGCGGGCGTGCGCGCTTTCTGGCCTTACGTTGCTGGATGGGCGACAAACGATACCATTGATATGACGTTCGAATACGCAAATAGGTAACAACTATGGCCTTCAACACAAAGCCGTTTGGCGCCGCTTATTACGACATGAATCTCAATGGCGCCGCGTTGGTCAACGTGCCGACGAGCGGAGCCGACAACGGAATTGGCGTCGGGGCGGGCGTTGGCGCAGCCACAGCAGTTGAGGTGGGCGGCACTCTGCCAACCGACAGTAACAATACGCTAACAGTCCGTGTTACCGGCACGATCCCAAGCGGGACAACGGGCACCGCCAGAATGTACGACAGCGCGGTAGGAACTGCCGCTGCTTCCTTTACGGTAAGCGGCATTCAGCATTTTTCCGTCAATCAAGGCACGATTGGCGCAGGCTCTACCGTTACTAACCAATACGGGTTCCTTGTTCCGTCCACAATGACCGGAGCAACCAATAACTACGCCTTTTTTGGTGATTTAAGCGCGGCCTCTAATCGTTGGAATTTGTTTATGAGTGGTACGGCTCGCAATTATCTTGCAAGCGGATTAGAAGTTGCAGCAGGCACGACCACCATGTCAACCGGGTTTGTTCACATTCCGGCTGCCGCAGGGCCGCCGACGGGGGCGCCGACTAATCCGACGGGCAATGTGCCGATGTACTACGACACGACCAACAACAAAATTTACGTTTACAATGGCGCGTGGCTTTCAACCGCTGCATTAACTTGATAGGTATACCCATGATTACTTGGAAAGTTACAAAACTTGAAGTAAAGCCTGTTGAAGGCCGGTATATCGATGTGGTGGCGGCAGTTAGTTGGATATGTTCAGCCTCACAAGACGGCAAAACCGCGCAAACTAATGGCGAAACAGGATTGCCGCCTGTGCAGGGTAATTTTGTGCCTTTTGACAATTTGACACAGGACGAAGTGCTGTCTTGGTGTTATGCCAATGGCCTTGATAAAGAAGCTGCTGAATTGCGGGCAACGCAAAAATTGCAGAATTTGCTAACCCCCCCTACCGTTTCAAAAAAGCTCCCTTGGGCCTAAGCCAACCAGTATCTCGAGTAGGTCTTGCCGCGCTTCGTCTCGCGCTCGCTCACGATCTGATGACCATCAGCTCTCAGGTCGTTGATGCGGGCGGCGAGGCGTAGGCATCCCATACGAAACGCATCGAGCGCGGTAACGGAACCGCGGCGGCGCATGTAAGACAGGATCATTTCGGTCTGAGACTTTTTCATGCGATGTTCTCCTTGCGCAGTTGTGCGATCGTTCTGATGACGCCCTCGAGGTGGGCGAGTCGTACATAGTCTCGGTCTAGATCGGTGTTGGTGCGGCGGTCAACGGCATCGTGACAGGCGCTGCAGGCCCATGCGCCGAGCAGATCGTCAGCCTTGATGCCCATGCCTGAGATCCCGGCCATGCGAACGTGGGCGAGCACCACGGTTTCGCTGTTGTGATTGCAGATGCCAGGAAGGCGAATCATGCAGCCACGGCCGCGGGCTTCTTTGCGTAAGTCAGCCATACTGAGGCTCTGGGATATGGATGCCCATCTCCGCGCAGCGCACCTCGATGAGATCAATGAAGTCGCGGAATTCCTGCTTGGTCATTTTGCTGGATCGCTTGAGTGGCTTGTGTCGCTTCCTACCGAACCCTTCGATGATCTCGGAACCGAAGGTCTCGATCAGGAAATACTCGTGCAGATCCTGCTTTGTCCATCCTCGCAGCATCTCGCCGCCTCCTTCCAAAATGCTGGGATAGACAACACCCCATAGAAAAGCGTTTTGCTGCTCGGTGCGCTTGGGCTTGAATGCTTCGATCGACACCTGCCAGCTGATGGCGGGGTCGAGCTCGCGCACCAGAACAGACACCGCGGCGGCGATCTGCTCTGGGCGCGTACCTTTTGGAAAGACTCGAAGCATCAAAACGGAATTTGGTCGTCGTGCATTTCGGCGGTTGCCCAGTTTGCCTCGGTCAGCTCGCCTTTCGGCGGCGGCTTGCGGTCTGGGAATCCATCCTTCGGTGTAACGGACAGGCTAAAGAATTTGGAACCCGGCTCCGGTGCGTTATCGCCTGCGGTTTTAACCCAGCCGGAGAGCCAGTATTCGACGCCGCCGATGTTGATGCTGCCCTTGTACTCGGGCTGCTTGTCATTCTTGCGGTTCTTGTTCCGGCCGAGGGTGCCGGTGTTGGTACGGTCAAACTGTTTCACTGATGTTCTCCATTTCTTCCTCGAGTCTGCCAATCATGTCGTCGAGCTCCTCGTCGCTCACCTGCGGACGCCCATTCAGGGCGCACCAGGCAGGGTCTAGGCGGCGCAGGGTATCCCGCAGGGCTACCAGCAGGGCCATCATCTGATCGCTGCTCATCGTGCCTCCTTCGCCATTGCGACATACTTCTTGATGGCACCGCGCTCTTTCGCGGTCAGGCTGTCCGCGACCGCGATGTAGAGATCATGGTTGTTGCTGATCCGCTCATGGATGCCGAGCACGGCCACGGCGATATCCTTCTCCTCGGCGTCAAGATTGAATGCCGCCAAAAATTCAGCAGCGAACTGCTGGACTTTACCCTCGTCAACCTGCTTACCGAGATCGCCTCTAGGATCGACTGTGAAGCCGCTACGACCTTGGGCGGCCTCTGCATCGTCATCGATCTGTGCAAGCCCCACAATCGCCGCTAATGCGTACCTGCGGGCATAGGTGATGGCACTGCCCTGTGCCTGCGGGCTGTCATCCTTGGCGCGGATCGGGAGTTCACCACGAATCCATTGGCCGGACTCATGCACCAGCGTCGTCATCAGCATGACGCCGTTGGGGTTCCACTCGGTCGTCTGGATCACGGCGAGGTTGTTGGCTGCGAGCTGCTTGCGGCAGGCGTCCCAGCAGCTTGCAAGGTCAGCGTACCGGCTCTTGAAGTAAGGGTTGGCTGAGTCTTTGACGGCCCCGGTTATGCTGGCCTGTGCTTTGGAAAGGGCCGCGGCCAATGCCCCGATGGTTTCACTCTGTGACATACGGATTCTCCTGTGATCGATGAAGCGCGATTGCTAAGTTGCAGGCGTCGATGCGCTCCTGTTCTTCTCGCTCCTGCATTTCCAAATCCTGCTGGTGCCACCAGCTCTGATCGTCATCACCCCAAGGGTTAGCGTTCATGGGTTTCCTCCGCGCAGCTGTGACCGTCGCAAGGCTCGACCCATGCCGCGATGAGATACACCGCGATGATGAGGAGGATGGCGGGCCAGACCGATGAGCGCTTCATGCCGACACCTTGATTCGGTCAAACTCGGCAGCGGCCATGTCGGTTGCGTACTTCACGCCATCGGTGTAGCCATCCATGTGGCCAAGCTGGAACACAAACCGCAGCAGTGCCTCGGCATTGTGTTCAGTCACGGTGGACTTGCCAGACTTCAGGTCATTGATCACGCGCTCGAGCTCGGCGTTCATGCGGCCTCCGCGCAATCGATGCAATGGTCGCCGATGACGGCAGGCGATGTGTCGCAGCTCGTGCAGGTCGCGATGTAGCCCTGACAGTGAGCGCAGGCGAAGATCTCGCAATCGTCGGCGTCGCGGGAAAACTCGGCAATCTTGCCGATCACGTTGCAGTTGTCGCAGCGGGCGATCTCCTGGCACTTCCACGCGCCCTCGGCAGGCAGGCGAAAGTCGGTGTCGGTAGTGCGGTTAAATTCAAACAGTGCTGATTGATTGGTGCGGTACATGTGATGTCTCCGTCTTTTGTTTGTCAACGAGTGTGATCGTACACCCGTGCTTTTCTTGTTGTCAACACTTGTATCCAAAAATAATTTGAGGCACAGTGGGAACCCGTAAGGAGGATTCATGGACATCAACCAATTGATTGAGAAGCACGGCAACCAGTCTGCTGTGGCAAAGCACTTTGGCGTGACCCGGCAGTTTGTGAGCCGGTGGGTGAAGAACGGGCGAGTGCCGGAGAAATACGCGCTGCGTGAGCTGCACCGCGAGGTCATCATAGAGCTGGAGGCTGGCGAGCAGAATCGCTCGACCTCGAGACTGCTACGGAAGATGCGGGCGGGACTTCGGCCATGACCCAAAACGACAAACCCCCTTTCGGGGGCTTGACGGATCGAGTGGGTCGATCTATTTTCTCACCGGGGAAGATGAGTGGCGATAGGTTAGTACGGTGTATTAGTCCTGTCAAACACTCACTCCCCTCGGCTCATCTGGTCGGGGAAACCACGCGCAGACAGAGCTTAAACCTAGACCGGGGCGGTGGGCCTCTAGGCGCGCGGCGTGAAGCGAGGAAGCGCGAACCACAGCGGGGTAACCCGTGAAAAGTAGCTCGCAGCAGGGTGGCTCCGTCAGTCATCCTCTGCACGATCGGTGGTCAGGCGTTAATCCGTCTACTCCCGTGCAGAGTTCACCATCAGTCATCTCTCCCTCTCAGTCATACGCTATCCAATCCAGTCAAAAGTTCTGGAGTGAGGCGAGTGCTGACCCCATGTTAAGACTCCGGTTTCTGGATGCCAGGTACGCCAGACTCGACCCGGACGGATTGGACTTCTTCAAGGGTGAAGTCGGTGATGCGATCCGCGCTGCAGATCCGAAAGCCGTACTGGGCGATCCGCACCTTGTTGGCCTGATCCGTGCGCTGTGGGGAGAGCGTGGCGTCATCAAACTCAGGGACAGAGCGAAGTGATGTTCACTCACGCTGGGTCATTGCCGCGGCACCTATACGTTTGGATCGAGCCGAATGCGATTGGTCAGCACGACTGGTTGCGAGCGGTCTGGTTTGGCATCACCAGTTATCCCGGTCGCGCGTGGGGATGCCATGTGCTGCTCGAGTGCGGGGCGATTTACCGTAACGTACCGTTGCACAAGGTTGCGATGCGTAACACGTTAGAGGCATGGAGGCCGCAGGACGCACAGACATGGGATGCCTATGGATGGCAATTCTCTACGATCGAATACCCATATCTCATGTCGAACAACGTGCTCGTAAAACTGCGTGATAAGCGAGAGTTTGCCGGGGAATATCTGTTCACATTGGTGCCAGTTGCAGATGCATTCTCGGCAGCGCCAGAACAATCCAAAGAGTTTATGTTTTGTGCGTTATCGAACGGTCGGATCACCGCGCAGCCGACAAACCATGTGCTGGTAGATGATCGATCTTTCACGACTGAATTGGTCTGGCCAAAGTTTCTGAAACGACAAACAGATTGGCATTCTGCGGAGGAAACATGATCGACAATCAATCACCGCCAGGTAGTTGGAAGTCAGAGATGGAGCGCGCACCGTGGGCCTACGGCCAGCAACAGGACAGGAACGTGGTGTTCGCGCTGGCTGCGATACGTCAGCGCGGCATGTGGGCCGAGGCTGCAATCCTGCAACAGAAGATCATCGGCCTTGAGGCTGAACTAGAGAGGATTACGAAATGAACAGGATCAATCGCAAAACCTATTACGCATCGCTTGCAAAAGAAAACGATAAGACAGGAGCAAGCGCGATGACCCGCGACGACATCATCCGAATGGCGCGAGAGGCTGATTTGTTTGAGCGCGTTAAAGACGGTGCTGGATACGTCGTGCGTATTCCAAATGTAGAAAAACTTGAACGCTTCGCCGCCCTCGTTGCCCAGCGAGAAGAAGATGCCTGCGCGTTCGCGTGCCAGTCTGTTGTGGTTTATTACGAGAAACAAGGCAACTCAAAAGCGGTTGACGTTGCGTGGCAATGCAATGACGCGATTCGATGGAGCGGTGAGCCGTGAAGGTCGATCACTATCGGTTGATTGAGCAGTGTGTCGAGAACGGCATCCGCATTGGACTACACCGAGCACACAAGCACATCGAAGATCCGACCGAGGAGCAGATCGCAGACAAGATCAGTCAGGCCATCATGGCCGAGATCTGTGAGTGGTTCCGGTTTGAGGATGTGCAATGAGCGCAAGTCAGCGCAGGAAGGGGGCCGAGGGCGAGCGAGAGCTGGCCAAGATCCTGAGTGAGCAGCTCGGCTGGGGGGTCAAGCGCAACATTGGCCAGTCAAGAGACGGCGGCGACGACATCACCACAGGCCGGTTCCGGTGGGAATGCAAGCGTCGGGCAAAGCTCTCGGTCTACGAGTTTATGGAACAGGTCGAGGCCGCATGTGAGTTTGGCGACATTCCGATCGTAGCCATGCGGGCAGACGGCAAGGGCTGGCTCGTCATGCTCAAGCTCGAGGACGCACTGCCCCTGATCCGTAACGAGCTGCCCCAAAAATGAAAGCCAAATACTGTTCCATCTGTGGCACCCAGTACTACAAATCATGCAGACAGGAGAAACACCATGACGACATCATCAAACTCAGAGTCCCTGCCTACATCGCCATCATCTGCAACGCCGTGGACGATGCGCGAACTACGCAAGCGGCAGATAATGCAGCGGATCAGAGACGTCAAGTCAGAGCTCTACGCTCTCGAAAGAGAACTGAATTGCGTCGAGGCTGGCGTGGCGGCACCCTATCGCTCAGACGAAAGAGAGGTACCCGCATGGCTCAGGAGGGACGATGGAAACCGTGATCGTGCAGATGACCGTGAAAGACGCTGAGACGCTGGCGACGATCTCTGAGCTGCAGCATCAGCTGCTTGCATACGAGCGTGTTCTGCGTAGAATCGAAAGGTGGAACAATGACGAGCCGAGCAGATGGGCGAGACAGATCCTCAAATCGAATTTGCGAAAGCTGGATTCTTGAATGATGTTGCATGGTTTGTTTATGCAGCGGCTGGGTCTGGTGCCTTGATCGGGCTCGCATTCTCGGTGGCCTACTGGGTGTTTAGAATTTTGACATGAGTGACGGGATTAGATTTGCGCCCTGCCCAAACTGCAATGCCAGCGGGTGGCTTGCGGACGGTCACGGCGACTGGATCAGGTGTTGGGAGTGCAACCCCCCGGTCAAGACTGAGAAGGCGACCGTGTTGACATTTGCCCGAGGTGCGCGGGTCAGGAAACCCGTGTTGGTTGACAACGATCTGCCGCCGGCAGCGTGAGGTTATATGGCAAGCAAACCGGGACTCTACGCAAACATCCACGCCAAGCGTAAGCGCATTGCCGAGGGCAGCGGCGAGAAGATGCGCAAGCCGGGAACCGCGGGCGCGCCGACTGCGAAGGCATTTCGTGAGTCGATGAAAACCGCACTCAAGCGCAAATGAAAACTCCTGCGTGGCAGAGGAAGGCCGGGAAAAACCCGGCTGGTGGATTGAATGAAGCCGGACGCCGATCGGCAAAGGCAGAGGGCATGAACCTCAAGGCACCGGTTAAGTCAGGGGATAATCCACGCCGAGCCAGCTTTCTGGCGCGCATGGGCTCGATGTCGGGGCCGATGAAGGACGCATCCGGCAAACCAACACGGCTCGCACTCGCACTCAAGGCGTGGGGCGCGAGCTCGAAGGAAGACGCCAAGGCCAAGGCCGCGGCGATTAGCAAACGAAACAAGGGTAAATAACCATGCCACTCGGTAAAGGATACAGCCAGAAAACCATCTCGAAGAACATCTCGGCAGAGCGCAAAGCTGGCCGTCCTCAGAAGCAGGCGGTTGCGATCGCACTCAGTGTCGCCCGCAAAGCTTCACAGAAGGCCGGCAAGCGCGGCATGTTCACCCGCAAGACGATGGGATGACCGAGAAAGCCGAACAGATACAGAAGGTGCTGGAGCTGATCGAGGGCGGGATGTCCGAACGGTCAGCCTGCACTGAGGTTGGAATCAGTCGAGCAACCTTCAGAATGTCGGCGCTGAAAGTAACCTCGGGCGCCCATTACGCGCGCGCATTAGAAGCTCTTGCAGCCGATCAAGTCGAGAAGGCAGAGCAGGTCATCGAGGACATGCGGAATGGCGTAATCGACGCACAGCAGGCCAGAGTCGAGCTCGATGCCCGCAAGTGGTTCGCCAGCAAGTTTCTGCCCAAGCGATACGGCGACAAGGCCGAGGTCGAGCACTCTGGCAACGTCGGCATCACGGTGAACCTCAAGCGATTCACGGATGCCTGAGATCGACCTGCCAGCTTACGACTGGCACCCGCGGCCGTACCAGAAAGCTGCATGGCTCGCACTCGAGGGTGGCGCTAAACGTCTGGCGCTGGCATGGCATAGGCGATCGGGCAAGGACGAACTGAGCCTGCACTGGGCGGCGATGTCTGCGATGTTCCGCGTGGGCTCGTACTGGCACATGCTGCCGCTCGCCAACCAGTCACGCAAAGCGATCTGGGACGCTATCAACCCACATAGCGGCAGACGGCGTATCGATGATGCATTCCCGGTGGAGCTGCGGGAGACGACCCGCGAGCAAGACATGTTCATTCGGTTCAAGAACGGATCGACCTGGCAGGTTGTTGGATCAGACAACTACAACAGCCTTGTCGGCTCGCCTCCGGTCGGTGTCGTGTTCTCTGAGTACGCGATGGCCGACCCGAATGCGTGGGCGTTTTTGAGACCGATCCTCGCCGAGAACAACGGCTGGGCGATCTTCATCTCGACACCTCGAGGCCGCAATCACTTCGCCAGACTGGTCGAGTTTGCGCGCCAAGACCCGCAATGGTTCGGCCAGGTGCTGACGGTCGAGGACACGAAGGCAATCCCGATCGACACGATCCAGCGCGAGCGCAAAGAGCTCAAGATGGAGCGCGGCGACAAAGAAGCCGAGGCCATCATCAGGCAGGAGTATTACTGCGATTTCGATGCAGACATACCTGGCGCTTACTACGGCGAGCTCATGCGATCGGCAGAGCTGCAGGGGCGCATTGGTGCGTTCCCGCATGTGATCGCACAGCCAGTCGGTACCGCATGGGACATTGGCGTGGGCGACTCAACGGTGATTTGGTTTTACCAGTTCGTCGGCCACAAGATCCGCATCATCAACGTGCTCGAGGGCAGTGGCGTCGGGCTCGACTGGTACGCCAAGAAGCTGCTGTCGATGGATTATGTCTACGGCGACACCATATGGCCGCATGATGGGGCGGTACGAGAGTGGGGATCAGGTGCGACTCGCGTGGAGACTGCCGCGGGCTATGGGCTGAAACCGCGCATCCTCGAGGCCGATAGCGTCGATGACGGCATCCAAGCTGTGCGTCAGATGCTGCCGGTGTGCGAGTTCAACGCCACGCCAGATCCATTTCCCGGCGAGACGCCGGACGATGCCAAGGGGCGCATGACGCGAGCGATCGATGCATTGCGTCAATATCGCAGAGAGTATGACGATCGACTGCAGCGGTTCAGGGACAGACCTTTGCACGACTGGACGTCGCACTATGCAGACGCGATGCGGTATCTCGCCAAAGGTCGCAGGCCATTCAGAGGTACAGAGCGGCGAGGTCGACAAGCGGGTGCCGCTATAGCAGACTACAACGTGTTGGGCTAGACTCGCGCAAACCGAGAGGTGTGTCTATGTCTGGACTCTTTAAGCCGAAGATGCCGAAGATCGAACCGCCGCCGCCTCCTCCCGAGACGGACGTGGCGAAACAGCGTGAGATCGAATCAACCCGTCTGCGCCGGCGACGGGGCCGCGCCAGCACGATGATGTCGACACCTGAATCCCGGCAGCAGGGCGGTGTCGCGACCACCAAGCTCCTCGGTGGAGGCATGTAATGTCCACAAAGAAGATCACACAGCTCACCTCGCTCGCGCAGGGCGATGTCTCTGGCGGCAACGACGTTCTCGCCATCGTCGATCTGTCTGCGACCGAGACAAAGAAGATCGCGGTTTATTCGTTGGTAGGCGCTGGCGTCGACAACATGTCGGCGACTTGGAATTCCGTCCTGACGGCGTTCAATGCCATCAAGTTCAATGTCACAGACACGGCGTCTGATGCAGCCTCGCGGCTCCTGAGTTTGCAAGTCGGCGGCGTCGACAAGGCATACATCACCAAAGCCGGTACGATGAACCTCGCAGGTGCATTGGTCGTCTCTGGCGTGACTACGCTCACAGGTGCAGCAACCGCGGTGAGCTCGGTGAAATCGACCTCTGACACGGCAGGCGTCGGTTACGGCACAGGGGCTGGCGGCACAGTCACGCAGGCCACCAGCAAGTCTACGGGCGTCACGCTCAACAAGATCTGTGGCGAGATCGTGATGAACAACGCCTCGCTCTCCCACCTGACGCCGGTTGCGTTCACCCTGACCAACAGCGCGATTGCGGCGACCGATGTCGTGGCCGTGAGTGTCAAGTCAGGCGGCACTGCCGGGGCGTATCTCGTGAGCGCCGGCGCAGTAGCGGCCGGATCATGCTCGATCACCCTATTCAACTGTCAGACCGCCGGCAACCTGTCAGAGGCCGTCGTTCTCAGTTTCGCTGTCATCAAGGCCGTCGCGGCTTAACGGAGTTTCATCATGGCAACAGGCATTGTTCTCGTATCGAACGCTAGCGCGACGGGTAGCTGGTTCTTTTGGCCGGGTGGCCGCGGTGAGTTCCGCGTCGAAGCAACTTTCGGCGGCGGTAGTGTCAAACTTGAGTGCAAAGGCCCGAACGGCACAGCGCAGGAAGTTGGTACGGATACCAATTTAACTGCCGCAGGCGGCGGCATCTTCGAGCTCGGCGCTGGCGAGATTCGCGCCGCGATTGCAACAGCGACCGCGGTTTATGCAATGGCATTGCGGATACCGACTCAAGGCTCGTAATGAGAACTGAGGAGCGTACTCGATCGCGCACTCACGCTCGGACAACGACTCGAGATAATCCAGAGTTCGTCCCTGCTCCAAGCCCCGGTGTGGATGCGCTCTTGCTTGAGGACAACACTTCATTCGCGCAGCTCGAAAACGGCGACAAGATTCTTCTGGAGTAAGTCATGGCCGACACAAAGATCAGTGCATTAAGTTCGGGCGCACCAGCTCAAAGCGGTGACGAGTTCATCGTCGCTCGCTCGGGCGCTAACTACAAACTGACCGGAACGAACCTGCTTACGCTGGTAACCGGCACGGCGAACACCTTTACCGCCGCGCAAACTCACGCATCCGGCAACTTAAAGATGACCGGCTCCTCGTCCGGCACCATCACCTTTGCAGTCCCTGCCGCAGCGGGTACCAATACGGTGACGTTCCCAGCCGAGACGATGACGGTCGGCTTCCGCAATGTCCCGCAGTCGGGATCGGCCAAGACCGCGAACTACGATCTTGTGGTGGGCGATGTCGGCAAGTTCATCGAGCTGGGCGCGTCGGGTGCGATTACGATTCCCAACGCCACGTTCGCCGCTGGCGATGTGCTGTCGATCTTCAACAACACTGCGAGCGGCGCGACCATCACCTGCACGATCACGACCGCGTACATCGCGGGCACCGATGCGGATAAGGCAAGTGTGACTTTGGCAACGCGAGGTGTGGCGACGATACTGTTCCTCTCCGGTACGGTCTGCGTGATCTCCGGCAACGTGAGCTAAAGCCATGAGCGGCATTATGAATTTGCTGCTCGCGGCCAAAGGAGCAGCGCCATACACCGTCATCTCCACCTTCCTCGCTACCGGCACATGGACTGCCCCTGCGGGTGTCACCGAGGTGGAGTACCTTGTCGTTGCGGGTGGTGGTGGGGGTGCAAATGGTGGGGGTGGTGCTGGCGGGTTTCGCACAGGCACGGGGTTTAGTGTAACCGCAGGAACTGATTACAGCATTACTGTTGGTGCTGGCGGCGCAGGCGCAACTGTAAATCCTAACAACGGCGGCCCTGGTAGCAATTCCGTATTTAGCACTATCACCTCATCAGGCGGCGGTGGCGGCGTTCAACCGCCTCAAAATGGATTAAGCGGGGGTTGTGGCGGCGGCGCTATGAATTACAACGATCCAAGCGCCAAAACAGGCGGCGCTGGAAATACCCCATCTGTAAGCCCTTCTCAAGGAAATAATGGCGGCGGCGTATCAGCGATGGGGTCTGGCACGCTTGCTGGCGGTGGCGGCGGGGGAGCGGGCGCTGTTGGAGGCGATGGCTCGCCGGGAACCGGCGGTAATGGCGGCAATGGCTCTGCTTCAAGCATTAGTGGCAGCAGCGCCACTTATGGCGGCGGCGGTGGTGGCATAGGAAATCCAACCGGCGGCACGGGCGGTACAGGCGGTGGAGCAAATGCAGGCACTGCGTTTAGTGCGGCTCCTGCTGCTGGAACTGCCAACACAGGCGGCGGCGGCGGTGGTGGTGGCATTGGTGGCTTTGTTACTGTAGCAGGCTCATCTGGCGGCTCCGGCATCGTCATCCTCAAGTACAGCGTACCCGCCACAACCTCAATCTTCACCTTCAAGTCCACGCAGAAGTGGACTGCCCCCACAGGCGCGGTGAGCGTTGACTATTTGGTGGTGGCCGGTGGTGGTGGCGGGGCAAGAGGCGCGGGGGGTGGTGGCGCTGGAGGCTTTAGATCGGGAAGCGCACTCAGCGTTACCGCAGGCACCGAG